AGCACGTAGATCCTCAGACACAACAGTAATCATAGCGGCCATTTCTTCAAGAGAAACTCCTGCTTGCATAGATACTGCCGATACTTTTTGTAATGCCTCGGCGATTTCACCGACTGACGAAGCGTACGAATTATCGAGACTGACCAAGCGGTCAATTGTAGGCATTACTTCATCTAAACTTAATTTATACCCATTAATTATACTTGTTAAATATTGTGTAGATTCTGCTTGAGAAAGATTGCCTAATTTAGCCATCATAACACTGGCTTTTAATAATTGCTCAGTTTCTTCAATTGTCTTGCCCTGGCGCTCCCATTCAAGGGCTCCCTTAGCAACTTCTACAGTTGTTGCCCCCAATTCTTTAGCCAAACCATTATAGCTTGCAGCCAAAGAATCTATTTCTTTATCATTCATACCAGTAACAATTTGAATATTTGTCATTTCTTTATTTAATTCGACAATATATTCCATTCCTTTACGTATTTGATCAAGCGCTCCATAAACCGCTCCGGTAGCAACTGCCCACAAAGCAATTTTCTTTGTCGCTTGGACAACACTTTTTGCGAATCCATCAGTGTTGGCACTTGTTAATCGGATTCCTTCTTCAACATCTTTTACCTTATTCTTTAATTTCCCCATCTCAACTTGCATTTTGCCAGTAGCTATCTTACTGCCATCTAGACTTGTCACCATATTCTGCACAGATGCATCCATAGATTTTACATCTGAATTTTTGTAAGCATCTTTGTGAGCTATTCGCAATCCTTCAAGTTGATTTTGATATTTACCAATAAGAATATTTAATTCTTCTTGTGGTTTTGCATCAGTAGTAATTTTAGCTTTTATCGTAATCGGTTTTAAATTCTTAGCAGCATTTGTCACATCTGATTGTTGCAATTGTTCTATTGCCGCTTTTAATAAAATTTTATACTGACTAGAACTATCTGCCATTCATATAACCTCCTTTCTGGAGTATTATCATCCATTTGTTACATTTTAATTACTGTCATCCCCCGTTTCTTAAATTCAAATCTAGTATAATCATCAAATAATTTTTCTAATTTACCCCCATTAAATAATTCATCAATGGTAATATCCCAATATGGTTTTCTTGCTTTACCATGACTACTAAATCCTAAATAATCATCAACATTAAGAATATCTGCCAATGTTTGTCTATTATCTTCTCCGGGATATCCGTGTAACCATGTTTCCCCATCATATTCCATTGACATCCAGTCATAATAAAGTTCAGATATTACAGTATTTAATTGTGCTTTAATTTTAGTAAATTCAAATGAATTTAAAAATTGATAAGTAGGATTTCCAGATCCATCATAATACATTTTATTAGGTAGCCCGCCATATTCATAAGTGTAATTTTCTATATTTTTCCTTAATATTTGCAATACTTCTTCACTAACCTGAAATATTATTGCTGTTGCTATTGTTGAAAATAATTTTACTAATTGGGTGTTATTTTTTATATCTGGCATAGGGTATTATCCTTTATTTAATAGAAAACATTTCATTAATTAAGTCTTCGGAGTGATCCTTCGCATAACCTTGAGTTGTTGCTGGATTTTCATGATGTAGAAATACTTGAACTTGTTCAAGAGTAAATTTTCTAGGATTTCCCTCAGAGTCTAAAATGCGCAGATCTTCCCCTTGAAGGAGGCACTCAGTTCTGCTATGACGGTAACTGTGGCAGAATATGTTTATTTCTCTTCCCTCTATTTCACTAAATATTTCTCTTATTTTCATAACCCAATCATACAACGTTTCATAAGACGTTTCTCTAATATTGTCGCCCTTACCTGTTATAAATAAAGATTCCACATCGTCGTTTCCACGAAATTCTAGCCACCGTTTAATTAATTCTTTTGTATCATCGAGATAAACTAATGGGAAAACCTTACCTCTTTTCCCAACAACAGGATTAGTTTTGTTACCATTAATAAGTCCTTTTTTTCTCACTTGAGCAATCTCGTTTCTTCTAGCTCCGCTATCAAATAGTAACATGTGAAGAACACATAATTGTAATTCTCCTCTTTTCAATAATTCCTCTCTAATTTTCATAATTTGTTCAAAAGACATGAAAAAAGAATCTTCATCCGTTTTTACGGCAGATTTCGGAAGTCCACGAACTTTCTTTGCTATATTATTTGTATATTCTGAATATTCATCAGAATCTTCAATATAAGTAAGCATTGAACGGCAGGCAGACATTATTCTATTTGTTCTCGCGGAGCTCATTTCTAATTCATCATTTAACCATATACTTAATTTTCTAAAATCTCTTTTATTTAATTCTAATAAAGAGCTATTATCGCAAAATCTTTTAACGAAAAGGTTGACGATACGTAGATCGTTTGCGTATTGTGCGAGCGTAGTCTTCTTTATTTTTCTCTGAGTATATTCTTCTATAAAATCTTCCGCAATATCTATATTTATTTTATTTACCAAAGAATATTCTTCAGGTGTATATATTTTATTATAAACATGTTTTTCGGTCATTTTATTTTATAATTTCCTTTTCTTTTAAATTGTTATAAATAGACTCTATCTTATTAACAAAAAAATCTTGAGCGTAGTTATTTTTAGCAACATTACAAAATCCGCAACAAGGTACAACATTATCTTTAGTATATCCCTTTGATGAATCTATTCTATCTATTCCGTTATAAATATATTCTCCATAAGATCTGCCTGTTGAAGTTGCTATTTGTTTTGGTTCTACATTGCAATAAAAACAATTCTGTTTAGTCAACTCCCTGAATTCGTCTTTTGTTAAAGAAAACTCTAATCCTCTTTTTATCATTCTTCCTTTATAGGTTCCATATAATCTATTAAATGCGTTTTCTCCATACGCCAGACGATTTCGTCTAAAGCATCCACAAGATACTATATAACCGTTTTCTAGTTCTGGTTCTGTCGCATAAATGGTATTAGTACACTCACACTCACAAAAATAGCCATCACCCGGAACATAATCTTTTACCGTTAATCTTCCATATTTTTTACCAATGTTTTTCTTTTTATTTTCATATGCCAACTTTTTTCTATAATCAGACTCGCCATAACATCCACAAGAAACTATGCTCAAATTATTCAAATTATGACGACTTACAACGGTTGTTCTACCACATTCACAATCACACAACCAATAAGTTCCTGATCTCTCAGATGTATGATCAAATTCTCGTACAGTCAACATATTAAATTTTTTTCCTATGATACTATAATCTATGCCCGACATTTTTTATTATCTCCCCACCTTCTTATTTTTTATAAACCAGCACATTCCTATAGAAACCGCATCGCTTTCATCCTCATTTTTTATAACGATATCAGGATATTTTTTTATAATAATATTTTTTATTATTTCCTTAGTACTCTTCCCGTTTCCACTGACAACCTTTTTTATTGACGACGGAGCATAGTAAGTCTGTGGTTTATCATAAAAAATATAATTAGCAATGCCATGTACCTTAAATGATACTTGAGTTGAAATATTAAATCTCGTAAATCCCTGTTCCAGTGCAACAGCAGATATATTATATTTTGATCTTACCTCACATAATTTATCAGCTATTTTTCTCAGTCTTTCACCATGACTAAATTTTGCATTAGTAGAAATGCTAAAAATTTCAACAGGATTCTCAGTTTCGATATCAAATATACATACACCGGTATTAGACAAACTTAAATCTAATGCAATTAAATAATTGTTCATTTCTTATTTCTCACTTTAACTCTTTTTCTCTTTCTTTCATATCTTTCCTTTTATATGCTTTTCTACTGCCTCTTTTAATTTAAGTTTTATTTCTTCTAATTTATCTCTACAAAGACTTCCGCTAACAGATATTGATATAGTTAAGTTTGTGTCTGAAGACGACATTCCTTGTATTAACTTATCTATTTGATCATTTGTAACAATACATCCACATCTACAACCACATAATTTCGCAAAATCCTCATTATCTGCAATTTGACCAACATATCCGCCATCAAATTTATTTTCATCCATATGAAATCTCCATTTTATTGTATATCCCTTTCTAAAAAAAGAGGATGCACCTGGTAAGATGCACCCTCTAATTATTTTTACATTTCTGCTTTTATTAATATCTTAATGAATTTAATTTAGCCAAAGCCAAACCTTCAAGAACCTCAACATTTACCGTCACACCAAACTCGGCTAAATATTTCTTTGAAAACTCTGTTACAAAACTCTTAACTTCATCACTTGTTCCAGAATCTTTATATGCGGCAACTCCCGCATCAATTGCTTGAGAAATAAGCGCTTGCTTGTCAGGAACTCCAGTAGAAAGCATACTATTATAATTTCCCTCAATTTTATCTGCGAGTTCTCCAACATCAATAAGAATATTATACTTCTTTAATTCAGTTTGCGCCTTATCAATAACCCAATTCTTAGCGGCGGCACCATCAGGAAGAACTCCATTAATTTTTAGTTGTTCAGCAGTTAACATACAAAAATTAATGGCAGCGTCAATTCTAGCATTTTGATCTGTTGTTAATTCTAGTCTCTTTTTTGCAATAAGAGGCAATGCCCACCTTCGAACATACACAGCAGCCATAGCAGCAAGAATAGGAAGCATAAAATTAACAATTTGCCAACCCGCACTAGCAAGTACAGTCATATCAAATTCCATTATTTTCCTCCATTTTTATAATTTATAAAATTTTATATAATATCAGGTGGTTCATATCTTTCCACCTTATTTTTTCTATTATTAACTTTTTTTCTATATCCACAATCAGAACATTCCTCATAATTTTCAGAATAAATTACTCCATTATTATTTTTGTCACAAACAATAATTTCTAATTGCCCATCACAATCTGGGCATTTTTTATTTAATGTTTTTTGAACTTTTTTCTTATCTATCATATCAAAATTACTCTGAAACTTTTGGTGTCCTTTTTTTTCTAGGTTTGGTGACGGGCGAAGACATGTCTGCCTTAATAGGAGTCCCAACTACACTGGTTGGAAATTTCTCTTGAAAATCGCCAACAGTGGAATTTAATTGTCCAACTAATTTTTCTATTCCTTCTTTCGACATATCCATATTGGAAATATTATCAATTAATGTCATTATCTTATCTGCTATTTTATTAAATGATCCTTCAATATTTCTTTGAGATAAAATTGCACGAATATCATTTCTTAATTCATTATAATTAATGATTAATTTTTTTATTTCATCCCATAATCCACTAGATAATATTACCTCAAGATTATTATCATCACAATTTACATTAGAACAATATTGTAAAATTCCAGATATTAAATTTCCTTCTGCAACATAGTAACCAACTGTAGGATTATCAGAAAGAGATAAACAATTTATATAATTTTCTGCCAAAATTAACTTGACATCTTGTGGAATATATGGTGCAATTTCTATATCAAAGTCTTGAAATTTAATTACTTTATTTTCAACAATATTAATGACAAAATCTTTTTTGTCCATTTATTAAAACATTCCTTTGTTTAATTATTTATTGGAGGGGATTTTATTCCCCTCCGCAATTCATTCCATTAATGACAGAGTTGTTGGATAAAATTTATTACAACGTCCACCATTCTTATCTGTTGCTATCTCAAATTTATTAAGTTTAATACACCACTTAGCAAAACGACATACGTTTCCATCTAAATTACATATATAAAATATACCCGTTTCTCCCTTTGGTGTTTTTTGTTCCCCATTAGCGCAATCCATTATGCAACATTAATCGCAGCATAATCCATTAGGGAGCCACTGGCGTAACTGGCGCTAATTATAATTGTACAAGGAATCGTTACTCCAGAAGCAGATGTATAAGCAAGTCCGGCAGACGTGACTACAATTCCAGATCCAGAGCTACCAGATCTAGCAAAAGTACAATCAGTTGTAATATTAGTATTAGAATGTGTTCCACCCCTAATACCTAAAACATAAAAGGGTGTTGATTGTACAGAACTTTTTGTCCAATCCACCGAACCAGGCATTATCGCCATGGAAGTGTATGGTGTGGTTGCGATGATCGGAATATAAGAAACTGTAGCATAATACTTCCCACTACTGCAATCAGACGAATCAACAGATAATGCCTCACCACTGAGTTTTTCCGTCGAAATGCCATTTGCCGTTAATGCCAAGTCATAAGATCCATTCAACTGAAATGAAGGAATGTTCAATTGAAAATATTCTATGGGATCACTATGCTCTTGATCTATAACTCCGGCTATAAGCGTCAAATCGACAATGCTTGGAGGAGTAGTCGCTTCTATAGTAGTCCTGTCCACAGATTTGCTGGTAGTATAGACTACATCAACCACTTGACTTGGAGCACCGCTAAGAACAATATCCTTTCCGCTAGGAGTTACTGTTTGAATACTTCCATCAGATAAAAACGCTGTCACATTGCCGGTGGGAGTCAGAGTAACTTGAGCAGCACTGGAAGCACTCGTTGTTACACATTCTGGCCATACAACTGTGGCAGCCCCTGTCACAACACTTACTCCAGATTGTAACGCCAAAATACTTTCAGTAAAAGCAGCTTGTTCAATATCAACTGCCACTTTTTTTGTATGAAAATATTTAGCAAATAATTGATTGCCAATACCACCACGAGCCTCAGCACTTTCCATAGCTATAGAAATCGATGAATTTATATTGGCCTTTCCATATAATAAGCCAGCTTTTGTTGTTGGGTCTCGCAAAATTATATCGGCAACACTAATCAGTTGTTTAATACTCATATTTTTTCTCCTTTTTATTATTTAAAATTTACACCGCTGTTTGGATCGCTTAATCCACTTTCTTTGAGAAATTTATCTTTATCAACTAAGATAGAAGAATATCTTCCTTTTTTCCCTATGTGAGAAAGATAATGAGCTATTTTTTCATCGTTTGACTTAGATGACCTTGGTGTAGATATTTCTATCGGCTTAAATAGTTTATAATTTAAAACCAATATTGATCTCTCTAATCTGCTCTTAAATTGGTAAATAGTTTTTTCTCCAGCTTGTTCTTCTGTCATTCCCGTCAATTCACAAAAAGAAAATATTTCATCCTTTAAATCAGTATTTTCTATATTCCTATTTAAAAAATTTAATCTTTCTTCCAAATTCGGATTATATTCATTTACATATTCGATAGACGATCCATTTTGTTCTAACACTATTTCTCTAATATTATCAAAATCCCTCTCATTAAATTCAACATTATCAATAATAATCATTATTGAAATTTTATCAAACGGATTCGGATTTTCTTCATGTACTTTATGGGCATAAAAAATATCTTTACTTTGAGTCACAACTCGTAAAAAATCTAATAAATCTTGTTGAATATCTGTTTCTGGATTTTCATCTTTTAACCATTTATCAACAACAAAAAATAAAAATTTTATATAAGACATTTTAATAATATTTACATCAGGAATATGGTGTTTCGGAATTGTAAATAATTTATAAAACAGTCCTTTTGTTTTAATATCTTTTACTTTTATTGGATAAAATTTTATATCTTTATATGTTTGAGGAAGAGCGAATACATCATTGTCAGAATTATAGATTTTCAATAAATTAGGATTCATTTTAATTTATCCAATTACAGAATACCAATACACTTCCTTTAAATGGAATTTGTCCACTTGCTGTTACGCGACATTTAGCAGACGCCTTGCGATCAAAATACAATCTTCCCAATCCAGAAACATAAGCCCCATTTAGAACTTCTAATAGCTGTTGAGTTATAGAGACAACGCGAGTACTATAATTTGATAATGTATTAATGCTATTATGGCATAATATTTCAAATGCCATAACAACATTTCCAACAATATGATTAGTAGGAACTATTTCTACAGGACTTACTCTCATAATACAAATAGCAGTTGATATAGCATCATCCTGACCAACATCTAAGAAAACTCTATAACCTGTCTCATCGGGGCTACCATCGTATATTAATGCCCCCTTCTGTGCTTTTGTAAGATTGGGATGAGTAGAATCATTTTTATATGCATTTTTATCTGTATAATTCAGCAATTTCCAAATTAATTCATTATTATCCATTAAATATTTAATACAATTATAACTAAATAATGGTAAATCTGTATATTTATTATAAATTTCTTTAGTTGAATCTGTTGCTGTCATCTGTTTATATTCACCTCCTAATTTTTACCAATATCCTCGCAAGTTTACATCAAACGTTCTACTTCCAGAAGTTCCGGAACATAAAACGATTAACGGATAATCTGTAAAGACGATATTATTTGTTACAGAAAATGTATTAGATGTTAAAGTAGAAAAAGTATAGTGATCAACAGGAACATTTGAATCATAAATACTAAATACGAATGATCCAGATACAATAGTAGAACCGCTATAATATCTAACATCAAATGTTTGGCTATTACCTTCAAGAATAGAACCATCATTAGGATTTACAACTATACTTGAAACAGCGGTAGAACTACCGCTTTGGATATAATCATAATAATTGGCAATGCCATTTACTAAATCATCGGTATCTTCATTACCTTGATATTTTTGAACCTCTAATACTAATAATTGAGACGAATTATCATTTAATGTTTGTTGATTTAAATAATTTCTTACTTCTAATACTCTATAAGATTGCCAATTATTGGTATTACCGAAAAGGAAGCGAGTATTACTTTTTATTGTATTGGTTTTAGCGTTCTGTTGCGCGTAGATTCGCGTGTACGCGCTGGGCGTAACAATATCTTCAGAGGGAATGTCAAAGCGCGGATTTTTTAAATCATACTCGATCGCGCAAATTTCCGTTAGTACCGTACTACCAGACATCCAACGCAATTGATTGTTGGCACGTCTAACCGTAGCTGAAGAGGTAAGACTTTTTATATTTTCGGCATTCACCACCATCCACACAGAATCGCTAAATCTATATTTCATCCCTACAGAAACCGCGTGAGAAATATCTTTAAACAAAATACGCTTCCAGTCATCTCCCAATTTTGTCTGAGTTGTTGGATCCAAAGCAGACATAATACGAACAGTTATTGGAACAAAAGAACCAGAAGCAAACACAGTCTCTTCTTCAATATCATAAACATCTGTAGACACAGAAAATTGATCTGTAATAAGCGCTTGCATTTGATTTACTAATGTTGCAGAAGCAGATGTTGGAGGATTTGGATATATTGGATAATATTTAAAACTCAATAAACACCTCCCATTACTATGAAAATATTTGGCTATTCCAATTTGTCCAATTATTTCTATGATAAGAATAATCTATAATTGCTTGACTCAATTCTTCTTGTAACGAATTATAAAAATCTTGCTTAGATTTGAGATTTTGAGCGGCACTAAAGGTCTTAAAATCCCTGTCGGTGACATGATTTTGCATTTGAATTAAATTTTTAATAGATTTTTCTAACCAATATTTTGTCATAAATCTTGATAACATTATTTTATTGGTTACATTTAAATCCTCAGTAAAATATCCTTCAGTGGCGCTTCCACTACTCTGTGTGTACACCAATGACTGATCTGAAAAATTTTCGAAGTCAGCAATAGCAGACATAAGCCAAGGCTCAGTATAAACGGTCAATGTTGTTGACCCAGACGTGTTATAAACAATATCCAGTCTATAATCATCCACTCGTGACATAAAAAGATCTACAATGTCGCTGCTAGGAGTTGTCATACATATACCCCTCCTTTCTCTATATAATAAAAATGGCTATAATGTCAAAATTATAGCCATTTGCATAGAATAAAATGGTAATTTTATTAGGTTAAAACCTAGTTATTTTTCAAGAATAGCTGCTTTAGCTTCTAGCGTATTATTAACTTCTTCTTGAATTTTTCTGCCAGAAACACGAGTCAGTTCATTAACTAGATTAAAATCTATTGGTTCATTGTTTATTAATTTTGATTTAATAAGTCTAATAACAACATCTTGTTGTTTAGGATTTGCTTTTTGAAATAATTCTATAGCATCCTTTTCATTGGACAAAACTTTTTCAATCTTATCCTTAGTTAAAATATGTTCATAAACATCTTCCAATCCCTCTAACGCAACAACTCTGTCATCGAGAATATAATAAAAACCTGCCTCAAGAAAATTTTTATGATTATTATTTACATCAAGTAAATCACTATAAAGAATATTTCTTGTTTCTCCAAAGCGATCAAATTCAAAGCGCTTTCCCCTTCCAGACTTCATAGTAGATAAGGTCAAAGGATTATTTACGAGAGACATAACTTTAATTCTTTCATTCGGAGCAACATCTTCTACAATTCTGCCCTTTGATTCATTTGATTTTGAATCTTCGATTTGTTTTTTTAATTCTTCAATCTGTTTTTTCAACTCAGAAGTTGTTGTCCTTTTTCCCACGGGTTCCTTGCCTAAAGACTCGGACGTATTATTCACAATATTATTTTCCTTTCGTTTTTTTTGACGTGATACTATCGCCATAATATTTATAAATTCCTTTTTTATTATTCTGGTATTATAATTTCACCAGAAGATATGCGCTGTTTAAATTCTTCAAATTGAGATGGGGTATTATTACCATGACCATAAATTTTATGATATAAAATATGAATATCTTTCCTTAAACAAACTCCTAGCCCGTATTCATTATTCAAATCAACAATCCTCGACAAGACTTCTTCCCCACATTCTTTATATGTCTTCCAATAATAATTTTCGTCATCGATACCAAATTCCCTCATTACCTCTTTGGCGATAATATTAAAAGACATCAAATGGTGAACATCTATGGATATATTACTTTGTCCAGTAATGCAACATAAATAATTGCCTTCTTTCAATGATTTTAAAACCCATGGATCAAGCCTAGCACGAGCCGCCACCCATATTTTACTGACACCTCCCTTCCAAGACCGCGATCCATCTCCCCTATTTGCTAACGCCCTGCTAATAATTTTACATTGTTTACATGTTGGAAATTTAACAAAATTCTTAACCATTCTATTTGTAATATGCCCCTCATTACATTGATATGATATAATGCTATTTCCGTCCTTGTAATCATCTATAAACCCCATAAATTCAAAACCATTGCTTTTGGCAATATTTATCAAATCATCTTTAGAATATCTATTTATATAAAACGTATTTATTCTACATTGTTTACAGCCAAAATTTTTCTTAAGATAGTGAATCGATAAATTATTAATATGCCCACAAGGATATTTTATATTTATTTTTTCTTTGAATGTTTTTGGAAAATTATCACATAACTCACACCCTCTTTCTTCTAAATAAAACAACACCCTTTCTGTTGAAAATTTTTCTACATCTCTCTTTATTGGGTTACATACCGCGCAGTGACCCTTTCCGTTGATAATTTCTCTGGAAGGTGTGTTCCATGAATTTTCACATATCAAACATTTTACCAATGTAGATTCTCTTATTCCATTATATTCAATTATTTCTATTGTACCATTATAAAAATTTTTTACCCTTCTTTTTGCTTCATCTAAAGTTATTTTTGCTGTCAAAAATTATCCTCCATATACAGATAAACCATAATAATACGTATGAGTGGAAAAGATATTTATGGTTATATCTTTTATCGGCAAATTAGCAAGATTTGCCTATCCACTCATAAACAATTAGTATACCACACAAACATGATTTTGCCAATATCTAATTTTATATTAATATAAAATTAGATAAATATGACAAAAATAGTCCACTATAATGTTATGCGACCGCCGAGGGCGCTTGAAGCGAATCCGGCTTTCCAGTTCTTAATAAATGTGGCATTTTGCATTAACATTGCAGAATCAAATGTTCCAGTAACATTAGAAATTGTCGCTCCTCCAATAACACATTTTATAATCTTATCGGTGCTTGGGGCAATAACCCATAAGTCAGAATCAGAAATGTATGTGCTAAAAGGTGAAGTCCAGTCAGCAACCTGCGGAATTTCAAACGTATCAACTCCGGCAAGGGTTCTAACATAGCCCAAAGTAACATAGGGACTGTCAATATCAAAACGATAATTTGCATCGTCCGGCAAAACTTTTGCCAAAGCAACCTTGGTTCCCATAACAATTGGCTTGGCTCCGCCACTAAAAGACTGAACACGTTGAGCGCATTTTGTCAAATTCTCTTGAGAGTAACCAGTAAATTGAAGCCCCGTTGTGGCGTCTGTGCTAAGAGACCCCATAGCGGCGACAAATGCTGTATAGATATCTTTCGTCATCTCAGTCTCCAACGAGCGGATAGCACGAGTCGTAAATTTTGCGAGGCTCTCCTGATTACTTAAAACGCGGAATAAGGATACGCCAACAGTAATTTCATGACCTTCAGGATTTAAAGTTACTTGTCTCTCAAACCCCTTATGCATTTCTGCTTCACGCATCGCTGCACCACGACCAACTTTAGTCACAGGGAACAAATCTCGGAACATAATGTCGAATACGCCCGTTTCCCCATATCCAAGTGTTCTTATTTCTGCGTATGCTTGAGTTCCCTCAACCATAGTAGAGGGCAAAACGGCGTCAATCATTTGACTCACAATATTCGCAGCGGCCCAAGCAACCATAGGATGAGTGACTGCTTGCTCTAACGGAATGCTATTAACATCAAAGTTAGCTCTTTTGCTGATTTCTTTGATCAATAACCCATTAATAGCCTTTTCTTTCTCTTCAAAACTAATCGGATTACCTTCTTTATCTGTGGTTTTATAAGAGAATTTCTTTGTTCCATACTCTGAGCAATAATGATTCCAGTAATCTATGAAGTTGTCGAAAAGAGTAGTATCGCCAGCCGCAAAACTTAATACATTTGCAGGTAATTTAATAATAGTCATATTTTATTTTTCCTCCATAAAAATTTTTGTTATTATGATTAGTCAAGTAAAAACATGACCAAAATTATGCTTTATATGCAGTAAATTGATAAGCAGTTATTCTTCCCATTCCGATAGCAGAGGCAGATGCACAAGGAATATATGTCGTTGCGACATATTTTAGAATTTCTCCAGTAGTTGTTACAGCAGACCACTTATACTTGAAGTTGCCACTATCATCGGGAATAGCATATGCGGCAGCGGTCGAGCTGTCAAGATCATCTGCTGTCAAAGTAATAATATCAGGTTCCTTTAAACGAAATGCTGTGGTTACAGCACATGCCGTTGTATAAAAGTCTTGAATATTACCCAGTCCATAATAAGTGTTATTTCCAGCAATAGCAAAAGGCTGTTCTGGCTGACTTACCATCCATAAATTTGTAGCTGACGCGCTTGAAGGAGCGGTGGCAAGCCAAACCTCGCCTTCTCCTGTAACACCTGTTTTCTGATTCAATTGAACAATGTTTCCATTATCAAGTGCAGAAGCGCAAATTATCGGTCGAACCAAAGCATCGATATCTTTTGCTTGAACTTTATTAGGAATTAATACACCATGATTAGTCATATTTTAAATTTCTCCTTTTTGTTAATTTTAATATTTTGAGTTTAAGAAATATTAAACCCATCCGTCTTTAAGATTATCTTTGTCTTTTCCATTGTTATCCACCCAAGATAATGCCATTCTATTAATACCATCAGATGGTTTCTTACCCTTAGAATACCTGTGAGCATCGGCAATAACTTCATTGGCCCATACATTAATATTTTCTAAACTGAAATTCTTACTTCGTTCTCTGTATTCATCAATTTTATCTTTAGGAATATTATCTTCAGAAGCTTCACTCAAAGTAGATTCAACCTCAAAAGCAAATCGTTGTCCAAGAACATCGGCTTTGAATTTCTTCAATTCATCATTTTCAGCCATATAAGCATCTTTGTCTTCTTGTGCCTTTTTAGATACCGCCATCATTTTTGCATACATAGCAGAACAAAGAGATGAATAATTTACAGACCCCATTTTATGTTCATCAACTAATTTTTTATAAGTTTCAGTTTCATCTTCAAGAATAGCTAACATTGCGGCGACATCAAGATTAGCGTCAAGAGACATGTTTTCTTTTTTCTCATCCTCTTCTTCTTTCTTTTCTTCCGGAACCTCTTCTTTTTCTTTTTTTGCCTCTTCCTCCGGTTCTTCTTTTTCTACAGCCATATCTTTTTCTTCTTCTAATTTCTTTTCTTCATCATTCATAGACATATCCTCCTTTCCAGGCTTGTTTGATTCAAGCTCAGTTTTCATTGTAAATTCTTCATCAGACATAGATTTTTCCTTTTTTACCCAATGACCATTTTCAACTCGATGAGTTTTCTTAAATTGATCTTTTGCTATAGCATATCCATTTTTCTCTTTATCGACGCCTATTGCATCGGCAACTTTAACTATCTGATTCACTTGTTCTAATGTCAAGGGAACGCCATCTAATTTTTTCATATTTTCAGGAGCATCTTTTAAAGAATCATATGGAAAAGTAATGGTCTCGCCATCTTCTCCAAAATAAGATAACTGTTTATTATCTGCCTCTTCTAGCTTTGCAAAAATCTCTTTTGCCCACTTAGAACCGGTACTTCCGCCAAAAAACCCAAGAGTCAAAGTATCCCTTTCAACCTTGCTGTTAAAAAATCTTGCCATTGCCCTAACTTTTTCTGGAGTTATTTTTTCATTCTTTGCAAGAAATCTTGCCATTGCTAAAGATACACTAGTGGCATTGCCCCCATTCTTTTTATGCTCATCCAATGATTTTTGAGCAGTTTTCCGAACGGATTGTGGAATTGTAAAATCAACATCATAATATTTATTAGAGAATTCTAGGTTATACTCTTGAATAACTTTTTTATTTTCTTCTGCGAATGAAAGAACCTCTAGATGAGATTTTTCACACGCTTCAGTTATTGATTCGCCTAATAAGCACGCTCCAAGGTATGTAAAATCTAACATTTCTGTTAATCCATCATCTCTAATGGCAGAATCTATCAACTCCATTTCCACCGATATTTTTTTATTGCCGTTATCTCTCTTCAATATCTCAACAACTTTAGGAGAGTACCGCTTAGATATTCTCGCAAAAACCATCAGTGCCAATCTTCCGTCTGGTAGTCTTTCAAATTTGGCAGAATTTGGAGCAATAAATCCAGTAATAAGACTCTTATCTGGGTCGGTATGACTTCCGAAATCATCAAGATATTTTTCAATATTATAAACAATAGGAACATCATAGATAGTTGGGGCTGTTTTTTGCAAAACTTCTTCGGAACACACCATGTCATGTCTATTTTTAGACGATGCAAATACTTGAATTTTGGCTGTCAGAAATCTAGAATCTGGATTTTCATTAACAATTTCACTAGATTCAGCATCAAAATTGATAATTTTATTTTTTATTTCACTCAAACTTTTTTACCTCCTTTCTTCAAGGATTCTTATTTATTATTTAACAAAAAACATTTTTACCCAGAATGGAGAAAAAGATAATACCTCTCTGAATAATTCTGAATCTGAAAAATAATAATTATTACCTTCCCTTGATAATATAGGTATATTTCTTTCTAAAAAATATTTAGCAATTAATCCATTACATTTAACTTTATTAGTAATTTTTTCTGGATTTGTTATAAACATTATTATCCTTCGAAAGTTGAATCGAACAACACTAAATCTTTTACTGTCTTTAATTTTAAGGCCAATGCTTGACTAGTGTCCTCCTCCTCAACCTGTTCATCGAGCATTTTAGAAAGAAATGGTAAATCAATAAAAGATTTTTCTTCTAATGCCAAATCATAAAGAGATTCTATGCTCTCTGTTGTCTGTTGCTCTGTCAATACATAAAAATCAGCAATGTTATTAATGTCAGAAAAATTAATTTCAGGAGCATTAACTTCACCTATAATAACGTTGCCACCATTACGATCATTAAGATGATCCATAAATAAATTCGCATGAGAATTTTCACCTTGAGATTGAGTCTTAAAGAATGATGCTAGATTTTTTAATTGCATAGTCTCAAGAATACTTTGAATTTGCATATATTTATTTTGGTTCTCTAGTTCTATAACAATTTGAGCATTAATTGCATCATTAAGCATTTGAGATAATTTCATAAATTATCCTCCTTTCATAAGATTAATTATTTACGTTACCATACAATATAATTAATCTCATCAGCAGCGGCAATCACCCAATATGTCGGCGATGCGCTAGTAATATTCAGATTGCTTCCCGTTACCGTGGTTTTCATAGTTAGTGGGCTACCCGAACGGAATCCTTCAACAATTTTTCCAGAAATAGATTTTACAGTGGTTTGAATCGTAATTGCTGAGGCTGATGCTTGTGTTCCAGTTACAGACCAACTTCCAGTTGTCAAACTCCCAGTTGTAATTAAATTTCCCAGCATAGTTCCTAATTGAACATCCTGAGACGCTCGATTCATTTTATTTAAATGTTTAATTTGAGTAGTTGTATAAGCCATTTTTATTATTCCTCCATTGTTTTAACATAAAATTCCCTGTACTCGGAGCCAAGGGGGTTAGCCTCGTTAAGTCAGGGTTAATGATTAATTTATTAAATTATTATTCGATTTATCTTAAATAAGATAAAAGGTGGATTTTATTGGGTTAATTATTATTATTTATTAGATTTTAATTTTGATATATTTGCTCCTTCAGCCCTTGTCTCTGCCCCTGCCTCCCCAAGTTCACTGTCCGACTTTGATGGCCTGCCAGTTTTAGAATCTGCTCCACTTTGCTGAAATGCAGATACTATTGGAGTGAGATTATCAACCCAACCATTTGCTCGTGCTTCATCAAGTTGTGCTTGGAAGACGAAGGGATTCATGCCGACAGCAGCCGAAATTTTTTGTGGAAGAACTATGCCAACATTCATGAGATTGGTTTGAGTTTCTAAACGTCTCTGACGATCTAAATATATATTCGATCCTTCTAACATAAATCCAAATTTATAATATTTAGTTCTCTTATTAATATAATATTCTAAAAATCTATTGAAATATGGATATATTTCTTGAGCCGAAAGTTCATCTATCTGGGTTGATATCATAGACTCAACTTGATTCATACGATAATCTCCGCCAGAATATAACAAATTTGAATTAATTCCAGAATTTCCTAAAGTATTTTTCGTCCAACTAGACTGAATATTATTACTTGAAGTAAACTCAATTCCATGAATATCCTCCATTGGGGCGCTTGCAACATTGACAGACTCATTTATTGCAGATCTTAGGAATTGCAAAAATTTTCCAGTCATCTCTGGAGACAGGGCGTACTCATCTTTTTGAACGGCTTGCGTATTTTTATGCAACATTGGAATTTGCATTGCTAATATTTTTACGCATTCGGCCATATAGGAACTTTTTTGCAAATTTCTGATAAGATTCTGATTTGCCAAATCTGGAAACAAACCACAAAAATATGGAGTGCGTGTAGCTATGGTAGGATTAAATTTCCAACCCCAAAACCCGTCCAAAGGGCTGCAATCTGCCCAATATACCCAAGTACTGTCTCTTCGCAAATCTATATTAATAGACGGATCGTAAGAGTCTGCGTTGCCTTTCGTAAAGAGTCGTCTATATGTTTCTTTGAAGATAGGGGGAAATAAATCTAAATCTATACCCTGTCTGAGGAAAAAGGAATAGTCAAAACTAAAAAGTAACCCATAATCAAACTTGCATGTGATCATGCAGTAATCGCTGGCGAGCTGTTGTAATGTGAATATTTCTCCATCATCTCGAAACACAGAAAAAAAACTATCAGTTCTATACAATTCTTTCACAACAGATGTAAATTCTTTTTTTACATCAAAAGAATCAAGGAAATTTTTTACAATATCTAAATCCTTCTTATATTTAGAAGAAGTGTAATTAGACACATCCCCAATATTCTTACAATAATATGTTAAATCCCATGCAAGTAAATCACTCATATATCCAAGAAGTCTACGATAAGGAGAACTTGTTATTTCAAATGATTCTGACATGGACAGCAATTCTTTTTCAGAATTTTTTGGGTCTTCCAATGCCTTGGCAACACTATCGCTAGTTATCTTCGCTCCTGTTCGCAAAGAAATATCTTGAAGCCTACTATTCAATAATAAAGGATTAAAAGCACTAGGATAAATTCCAAGACTTTGAGAATACGCTTGAGCAAACCGCAGCGCCAACTGAACTTCTTCTTCACTAGACAAGATATCACTATCTATATTTTCTACTTCGCTTACTTTTTTACGTGCCAATAAACTCTACCTCCTTTCTTAGAGGTTTAATTCTGTGATAAGAATTTTTTCTATATTTTTAAAATCGAGATATGATATTTCGATTAATTTTATATTATTATTTTTACAATAATCACGTTTAATTTGATCATGTCTTTGCTGGAGAATCAATTGCTCTTCACCACCAAAAAAGTCTATCCCAATTAAGTGTTGCCTGCCTTGGGCTTCGCATAAAATATTGTACTCTGACAAATAAAAATCAAAGGGTAGAGTATTTTTATCTCGACAATCATTAAATCTTTTCTGTTTTTCAAATAAAATATTATTCTTTGTTAAAACTTTTCTAATTTTCTTTTCTAATGAACTCTCATTACAATATGGGCATCCCCTTGAATCATTAAGCTTCGTTCTTCCTGCCACAGATGAAAAATATGAATGTCCACAATCCTGACATTTCCACCAATATTTTCTTAAAGTATGGGCAAAAACATCGTCTGGAACCACGGGATAGTTTCTTTCATAATCCCATTCAATTGCAACATCAGAAATCGTCGCTAAATTATTATATTCATCTATATAAGTGGAACAGCAAGTAGAACAATCTCTTCCTTTTTCAATACAAGAAAATCTAGTTTCAAATTCTCCTCTTCCATATGGGCAATTTTTTGAACATTTAAATTTTAATTTTCCGAATGCCCCTTTATATTCTTGATTATCAATTAATTTAAAAGAAAAATTATGTTTTTCTATCCATAAGTTCATATTATATAATGTATAAATATTCCCGACATCATATTTTCTAGGCTTAGATCCCATGTCAATCTCATTTTTTAATATATGGAATTTTAAAGAATATTTATACCCCAAAGCATCAATAAATACCATCTTTGTTTTTCCAGTATCCCACACTTGTCCATCACATAAATAAAAATCCGATGCACTATTTTTTAAATATAATTGAATATTGTCAATAGTGTAAGGATTACCCTTTCCAAATTTAGCAAAACTCACATTGTTGTGCTTAATTCCTTTTCCAAAATCTCCAAAAGGAATATAGTATTTATATCCGGTTTTATCACAAATATTCATGTATGCCTTATTTCCCATGTAGGTGTCATCAAGTAAGGTATAACCCCATTCTTCAATAACTTGATGTACATAATCATAATCGAGCCTTCTCTTTTCGTAACTTTTATTAAGTGAACACTCTCTGTGCCTTCGGCCAGAATGATAGTTTGCCCACTCCATTTCAAAATTTTTTCCACATATGTGACATTTAAATATCAACTTTTCTTTAGCATTAATATATTCTTCACTTACTAATTTATCTCCATCCCCATTTTCTTCAATGTAGTTTTTTACATATTCATAAGTTAACTTTGTTGCCAAATTTATACCCTCCTGTGGATATTCAATAATAATCCTGATTATAATAAAAGCAGAGAGAATTCGTTCAGGATTACGATTTTCGGGCCGTCGCCCTATCTCTCTGCTTATACTACCAAATTAAAATTACAAAAATTGCGTTAATCCCATGATTGTATCCCAATCATCAGTTTCTTCTTCAGATTCTTTTAACAGCCACTTATCAAATTCTGTCGATATTACAAAATTGCAGTAACTGGTGGCGCTGTACCTGTCCTTATAGCAACCAGATTTTTCTACCAGCTTCACCTTATCACTAACAGGTTTAAAATCTAAATTAACTGATTCGGATAAAAATAGTCCAGTTTGTACATACGGATTTAAAAACCATACATAAGTCTCACTATCATCTGCATTCGCAGTAAACTCGGACGTTGATTTGATTAGGTAATCTTCTGCATCTCCATCTGCTATAAGAAACTTCCACAATTTCTTTTGTAAAGACATTTTAAATGATGTGGCTATTTGACTATTTAAATCCTGACTGGCAGATATCGGAAATATAACGGGCAGCGCATTTATACCTCTAGTATGATTGTTTCTTAAATCATTTCTAACCTCATCTTTTACCATTGTATATTCTTCCCCGACAACAGTTAGAGGCGGAAACGTAATGTCTCTTTCATCGCAAATGGTATTTTCACTAAGCGAGTCGAAAACGCCTATTCCTGCATTCATAATATCTAAACAAATAAAAGATGCGTTAAAATCATAAAAAATTTCCTTAATTCTTTTTGCTTGAATTCCCACATGCTGTCCCTTATGGCTTTCCATATATACAAGATGTCGTTCGTATCCTCGCCCAATATACGGTATCATTCTTACACAAGCTATAATAGAATTATCATTTACTTTGTTTGCTCTTGTAGCTATATCAGATGTTACAAATCTTATTTCACCGTCTTCTTTTGGAATATCATATTTATTTTTTTTAGGATTAAAAGCACCTTCTCTTTGTGGATAAAATGCTCTTTTTAAAGTCCTGGGGAATAATTTCAAAGGGAAATAACTTTTTCCACTAGCTCCACTAGGAATATTATAATATTCCATTTGTATTGTCATTTCGTCCGTATCATCCATCTCATCTTTTAACATTTTTTCAGTTTTTATGCCATGACGTAATGTAATCAAATGATCAAATGCTAAGAAGTTGGCTGTTTCATCTCCATCAACCATTCTTTTAATACAAGATTTTACATATGTATACCAATATTCTGCTGTATACCAAGCAGAAGTTATATATGAAATAATACCGTCTTCTCTAAAAATTGGATTATCTTTATATTCATCTTTTGACATATATGGAGGATTTCTGACCTCTAAAAATGGTTTAATGATTTTCTCAAGAATTTCCTTTGGGACTAATCTGCTTTCTTCTATAATGCAATAATTTGCACGATTCAAATTGTTAACTATAAAGTTTTTTATCTCTATATTCTCTAAGTTTTATTCCCTAGAGTTCGGCATATCTTTTCATCCTCAAAAAAATCACATGAGGAGTCGCGGCCTCGTGAGTTTATTATTTCAAAACTTATGCTCTGCGTGTGACCAAATTTGGCCTTCCACTCTGATTGACATTTCAGTCTTCCAGATTTCTTCCGCGATACTAAGTATATGTTGCCATACACTGGGGCAATCATATTTTTCACCCCTAGCAGATTCAGAACTAGGAACTGCTTTTATATTACTTCCACAATGGAATTTTACCTCTGCTCCATTAGCATTAACCGTACATGTTTCTATTTCTCTCCATATATTAGGATGTTTATGTCTTAGTTCTTCTATCTTGCCAATGATTAAAGATCCTTGCTTAAGGGTTTTTGAAACAGTAATTACACGAATCCCTGGATACAACACACAAAGAACTAAAGACCATATTGCAATTATAAAAGTTTTACTGGCGGCACGAGCAGCCACGATATATGCCAAATTACTTCTTTGCAACACCCATATCATGAGAATTTGAAAAGGATGTAATTTTATTCCGAAATAATCTCTTATGAGATAATTTGGATTTCTTCTCATGAAAGTTATCCATCGCTTCATCCTTTCTTTTCTTTCACCTTCTATGGTAGAACTTCTCACCATATTTTTTGGTTTTACAAAAGGATTCTGTGAAGAAGCTGCCTTACGCTCGGAATTTTTATACGCTCTGGGTGATGTCGCCATCTTCTTTTATCTCACTTTCTATAACTTCATCAGAATCATCATCTACTTCCACATTAAAATCTCTGCTTTGTGTAACAAAATTTTTAAGTGGTCTAGTAACATATTTTTTAAAATAAAAATCCAAACCATCAAAATCTTTGTACAGTCCCTTGTTAGAATAATATTCAGCGGGTTCGTTTTCTTCTATAATTTTTACAAAAGCAGAAAAAGTATCTTTATTTTTCCCAGAATTGGCTAATAAAGTTTTTGCGGGATCTACACTTGCCGTTTTCATAAGATCTTGCAAGTCTTTTATTAGATTTGTCGGAGTTGTTCCAGCCCCATTACTTTCATCTCTTTTCTTTCTAATCTCTAAAGATTTGTGACAAATTTCTTTAAGCAACATCTTTTCCGCTTTTGTGTCACATTTGTGAGTCTTTGTCCATTCGGAAAATTCCCTTTCAAGAAATTGATAATCATCAAAACTAAATCCGTCACCCCAAATCTGTTTTAAATCATAACTTTCCTCCGAATCATCTAATGGTTCCGATGGGGGCAAAGATATGCCAGATTCCATAAATGTGAGATCGAAACCAGATGCTGCATCAGAAAAATTATTTTTCAAAGATGATACCAACTTTGCTTTATATACCCCTATTACTCCGCTGGCGGATTTCCCATTATCAATCATTGTTTTAAGATGAGTTTCTGTGGATTCGACAGCGCTTTCATCAAATCTTAAATTTATTTTTCTACAAGTTCGTAATATCGCCCTTGCCATATCTCGTTCAACACGATAATAATTGTTATATATCTCATCACAGCATTTTTTACATATTGAAAAAAATCCATTTTTATCAATTTCAAGATCCACTGCTACAAAGAATTCTGTAGGTCTCTTCAAAGACATACATTTTCTACAATAAACTCGTTGCTCATCTATCTCTTTTCTTTTGCTTCTTATTGCCATTTCCACACTCCAAAATCAAAGAGGGCTGATATTTTAATATTATCAACCCGATTTATTTTTTATTATTTTAATCCTCCTACTTATTACGCCGGAGGTTGGGCGTATTCAATCAAACCGCTTATTTAGAACGCCACACGGTAGGCGTGTTATTAATACAAATAACTAAATACCTTACTGGCTTCAGATCTAACATTATCATTATTTCTATCGTCAAAAACAATAATTCCAACCAGTGGATTACCGGCTAATTTTTCAATAGCTCTTTTTAATCCATTGTCTTTTTTATATACCTCTTGAGTAGTCTGTTCATAATCTCCCACAAAACATATTACGCTTCCGACGGAGGTTCTTTCCCCTAGCATGCGAAATTGTGCCTCTGTTAAATCCTCTGATTCATCAATAAGTATCCACGAATTCTTCAAATCCCTACCCTTCATGTACTCCGGAGAATCTATGTCGAGCATTTTTCTCTCTATGAGTTCATCAATACTATACTGAATTCCATCCAAATTATCTTCAAAAAAACCTAACCATCCCATAATTTTTTCATTTTTAGTTCCTTTTAGAAATCCATTTTTTTCTCCAACAGCAACATTATGACGAACTACAAAAAATTTAGTGAAGATTCCTTTAGCTAAATAATGAAAACCAAACGTCATAGCCATTTTCGTTTTTCCAGAACCACTGACTCCGGCAATTATGCGTATAGGTATGCTCCTGTTAGACAACATATCACACAAACATTCTTGCTTCCAACTCAATGGTTTAAAATCCTTAATTCTAGTAAAAGAGAGAGGAATTAATTTTTCTCCGTTCCATCTTCCTTTATCTATAATATTTCCATATTTATCTTTTATAATAACATATTGATTTATTAATAAACCGTAGTTATTATTCCCTTCATATAACGCAGCGAGTTCTTCATCATTTGGTTGTATCTCGATATAACCTGAATACAATTGAGTATCCTCCTATATATGAAAAATATAAACTTCCCAATAAAACCATCATTTCATCTTACAATTAATTTACTTTTTTCTTTGTCTAAATTACTTTTCTTAGATCTTCCAACTGCACCACATTCTTTGCACTTCCAAGCATCATAGCGATTTAATAGAGTATAATAATCTCCTCCGAATTCAATTTCACCGCCACAATTAGGACACACAGAAATATTCTCAACATTCCACAAATTATAATTTGGATGCCCCTTTATAAACGGGCGAAGCTTCAAATATATTTCTTCTAAAATTACAGAGTCGTTTTTATTATATTCTGACATTTCTGTAAGAGCATCTGACTCTCCATAAAAACACCGTTTCCATAAATTAAAATTTGTATCTATTTTTTGAGGAAAACCAAAAAATGCACATAAATCATCTAATTTATTACTAGTAAAAGCAAAATTCGATCTTGCCTGAACCAAAGTATCGATGACTTGATATGGTTTTGGGGGCGTAAATCCATGTTTAACAAATCTAGTATTTAATTTTTTGATGTCAAATCCCAACGCATTATGTGCAACTAAAATATCCGCTTGGTTTATTAAATTCCACATAGATTCTGTTATACGTTTATCATCATGATTTTTTGCTTCTCTAGGAGTAAGCACATCGAACATAATCTCTGGATTAAATAACCATTTTGCTGACCAGCACAAGGAGTGCCAATCCTCAACTACTCTATCGTAAGACAAGTTTTGGTCATACAATCCCCACACAAAACCTAAAATTGCAGAATTCTCTGTGTCAAACAGCAATATCTTTGGAATATCTTTTTGCTGTGTTTTTGAAGTATTCTCACATGCTGTTTGTAAATCATTTCTACTCGGAATACCCCTGCGTCTTCTCTCCCTTTTGAAATCATCTCTTAATTTATCGCCTGGTGGATACCCCCATTTCTCAGATAAATCAGGCCAAAATTTTGTATGACCATCACTTTCTTTATAATATTTTAAACAATCCTGAAAAATTTCTTCTTTCAAAGTTATCTCCTAGATAATTTTTTATTTTTTTCTATTTATTCTGGTGCTTTTTCTATTATTATCAACATTCTTATACGTATCCGTTAAAGAATGGCAATTTGGACATAAAAGTTCAACATTACTCAGCACATTATTGTCAGCATCTCCGTCTATATGATGCATATCTAAACATACTGTTCCAGAAACAGGATTTGGAATGCCCCAGCCACATTTTTGACATTTAAAATCATATTTAACCATCAGATATCTCCTCAATATAACTTTAGATGTTATAATATTGTTTTCTAGATCTTCTACATATTCTTTGTGTTTTAATGCTCGTAGACATTTAAATGAACAATATTTTTTATTTCTCTTTAATTCGCTTCCACAAAATAAGCAAAATCTTTTTTTGTCTTTACCATTTACACTAACATGACGATTAATACCAATATTGTTATAAGACGCACCACAAGAACGAGAACAAAATTTATTTTTCCTCTTTTCATAAGAAATTTCACAACCACATCGCTTACATGGTTTTGGATTTTTATAATATTCTTCTTCTTTTAATTTGTTATTTATTTTTACTGTTTCGCGCCCTCTTTTTTGTGCATCTAAAACTCTTTGATAACTTTCTTCAGATTTAAAATTCAATTTTTATTTCCTTTCCTGAGAATAATTTTTCCTGATAAATTAATAAAAAGAGAAGAACTCAGGAATTCTTATCAAAGCGTTCATGAGGCGCTTCTATCTCTTTTTATGACCATAAAATTAAATTCATATAATATAAATTTAATAAACTTCAAATTTTTTTAATATATTTATTTTAATAATTATCCTTGCTTGGGGTAGATTTTTATTTATTATTCATTTATTCTTCTACCCCAAGCCCCGCCAAACAAAAATATTATTCTATTTCAATAATTTTCCACATTTAGGACAATACATATTATTTACGGAATTAGATTGTCCACATTCAGAACATGTAATTTTATCCCTGGCTCCTATCACTTCAGCAACCTTTAAACTATCATCTTTAAACCCTTTTAACTTTAAAATAATCACATGAGATTGTTCTTCCAAATCATTTACACTTGTATACGAAAAATTCTGATTACAATCATCACCTTTTACAGTAATACCTAAATCATTATTAGAAGAGTTTAAAGAACAATTTTGCACAGAATAGATAGGAGAAACGCTTTTAGAGACTGTTCCATTAGAAGAGACTGAACCACCGCCCCATACCATTCTATCCCCATAAATTACATCTCCGCAATAGATTTCTACACTATCATATCTCGGATATATATAGGGATAAGTAGGGTAACCTGTCCATTCCCAATTATGTTTTGTAACATATTCTTGAACCACAGGCTTCGGTTTTCTAAACCAAACTTCTACTCTAATTATTGATAATTCTGGTGAATATCCAACTTTATCTTCTATATCTTTTGTAAATTCCAAAAATTTAAATCTATTCTTGACTTTATTACCTTCTAAAAATCCTAATAATTCTATGTTAGAATTTGCATTGACAACGAGTCTTTGATTATCGAGAACATCCTCCCCGTCTACACTCACTCCAACCACAGCATCTTGTGAATTTAAATTTTTAAGATAAATATTATATTGCGAATTAAAAGGTAATTCAACAATACCATTATTATCTTTTAAAAATTTATCATCACATTTTAAACTTGCAACAAATTTTTCCCAATACATCATTTTTCTTTCTCCTTCTCGTTCTCCAACTAGAAACGTTAATTTTTAAAGTTGGATGAATAATTGGCAAAGAATTTTGCCAAGGCTGGCACGTTCGGGATCGAACCGAAATAACAAAATTAACAGTTTTGCGTACTACCAATTGTACGACACGCCAGTATTGGATATACATTATATCCAAAGTTATCCAATAAAACGAATGTTTTATTTCTTTACTTTTTTATCTTTATCTTCTTTGTCTTTCTTCTTTTTCTCTGCTTTTTCATGTGCCTGTTTTAAATGTAATCTTTCCACATGAGCAGTTACATCTCTTTTATTTTTTCCTACAATTGTAGACAGTGTATCATCATCTCCAATAACATATACCTTTCCCTCCGTCATGCCTGGAAAAATTTCTTCTTCCGCACAAAAACCACAAATATCATTGCCTTCGTCCCCAACGCTAGGAAGAACAAATCCCCCATTTACCATAGGAATAGTTACCAAAATAATAGACATAGTTTATACCTACTCTATAGTTTTACAGTTGAAAATAATTTCTTGATCGACAGTCGCTTGCAACACAGGAGATCCCGTTGTTCCCAATCTCCCCTTTACAAAATTCCAAGATAAAAACGAAAATGGATACAAAGCATAACTTCTTGCTTCTGTGGTAGTAGTCAAACTAACTTCAGCACTGCTACTATCGTATAGAGGATAATAATTTGTTCCATCATCAGATACCAAAAAAGTCATTAAACTCCCAGAAATTTTACTTCCAGTAATTGTAATTCCAGTCAGCGTGAATTGTTCATTGAGCTGTATCGCCTCAGTTTGAGACTCTCCAGCAGCAAAATTTTTAGAAATAGGTTTTCTTCTTGCCATATAATCCTCCTTCTTTATTCCTCCTCGTTGGGAGGATATATTTTTCTAATTCCATCATGAAATAATTTTTTCAATACAACACTAGGTTTTATTGTCAATCTATATTTATCTTTTTTAACATATTCTCCAGATTTTACATCAAATAAACCATCTTTTGTATCTATCTTCGTATGATGAATATCAAATAATCCAACAAATGTTAATTCATCTCCGGATGCTACAATTTCTTGAATTACTTCTCTAAGGGAATTTAATATAATTTCTACATCTCCCTTAGTAAAACTTTCTCTAGCAGCTATTTCTGCAACTAAAAAATCTTTGTTATAATGTTCCATATTTAATTCTCCGTAAACACAATATTAAAAAGGTGTTATCATCCTCACTTAAACATAGCATGGACTCTTGTTAACATTTTTTATCTTAAATGTCATTTTTGTCCCTAATTCTGCGCATACTTTCCTTGCTAAAGTTTCTTCTTCTCTCTTTAATATCTTTTTCATAACAATCCTTACAAAGCATGTGCATTTTCGATTTATTCTCAATTATCTTTCCACATTTTTCGCAATATACAGGATAAAATTTAATAATATTTTCAATATCATTTACAATAATAACAATATCAGACTCATCATCAATAAAATTTATCTTATAATAAATATCATTTCTTCTATTCATATCCATATAAATTAATTTACTTTGATATAAATCATAAAATATATCTCTTCTCTCTAATCTCTGAATATTAACATTTGCTAATTCAAGAATATCGTTAAAATTTTCATTAACATAAAAATTATCATTAACTCTTTTTCTTTTATCCTGTAATCTTGCATCAGTATATTTAAAATATTTAGCTATAACTAGCATTACAAATGATATTTTCTGTCTCTTATAATCTCCAATATTTTTTATTATCTCTAATTCATTTTTAGTAATATTTATATCTATTGGAATTCTAAGTCCATATTTTTGTGACTGTTTTATAGCCCCCTCTATTCTGTCCCTAAATAATACTTCGCTATATTCCTGTCCAAATTTAATACAAAAATCTTGCAAATTCTTTCTTATCTGAGTTCTATTTTTACCGATATATTTAAAATATTTTGCCAATATACACAGGTCATTAAAATTTATATAAGTTGATGAAAATCCATTTTTCAATAAATTTAGAGCATGTTTTTTCTCATCAAATATCAAGTTTCCTCCAGAGTTTAATAGGGTATTTCTTCATCCTCTTTGCCCCATATAAAATCTATGGCATCATAAAATTCCTCTTCTTCTGGTTCTCTGCCAAAACTATCTAAATATAATTTCTTAAAATTACTAACAAAAATTTCTGTTAAAGACCAGACCTTTTCTCCAGTAACGAAACAATCACCTTCTCCAAAATAAACCCAGCTCTCATCTTCCATTTTTCCTCCTATAAATAATTATCATAATTAAACTCCCCATCATTATCATCAACAATTAATTCTTTTCTAGAATATCTTTTCCCTAAATATTCTATGTCTCCATTCTCATCTAAAAATGGCATCTCAATATTTTTCTGTTTATTTTCTTTTATATTTTCTATTATTCCATCACCAAATATCGCCCAAGCAAAAGATTTATTGTCAGATGGAAATAACTCATAAACTAAGACAACCGCTAGGGACGCCAATTCACAAATATCTGAAGATATCACTAATGATTCCTGTCGTATCGCCTTATTATATTGTTCTATGGTTTTAAATCGAGTATTATCTTCATCATCTTTAATTGAATTAAAATTTCTTCTTCCTGATTTATATTTTTTATAAATATTATAGAGCTTGTCTAACTTAACTTTATCCACGTCAAAATCATTCGACTTTAACATTTTAATAATATCTTCAATTTTGCCAGAAGATGATTTTAATTTTATTTCTTTTGTCTTCTTTTGCATATATTTTGAAATATTATTCATTACACAGTCTGAATCTAATAGGGGGTTATATCGATAAAATTTATCTAAAAATTCTCTTTGCTTCTTAGTTAAATCTTTTTCATCTATCTCTAAAAGTTCGTCTAAAAACATTCTGAAATTTGCTTGAGTTAAAATATCATATCCAGAAAAATATTTTCGATAACTTTTCGAATAAGAAGAATATAAATGTTGCATAAATTGTGGTCGTTTATCAATCAAAATAGAATTGTTGAAATTTGCTTTTTCTATTTCTTCTTCTGACATATCTTCAGTTATCTTAGTCCATTTTGTCCAATGAGCAGGAATAGGTTTTATAACTAATCCCTTAGTCCCATCGATAATAACGCCTTGCTCTTTTCTGCATTGTTTTAATCTTCTAATAATTTCTTTATATTCGCTAGACACTTCATCAAACATTGGCAACATAGAATACATGGTTGTAGATAGATTAGTAAGAAATCCTACTTTTGTATTAAATCCTTTCATATCAGATTTATATAATTCAGACTCTACAATTTTAGATTTTGTTGCATTTTTAGTTTCATACATAATCGGAAGGCCACCATAAGCGCCTTCAATTATTTCTCTTTGATTTGTTAGGCAAAGGATGTCTCCATCCAACCTTTGTGTTAACTTATAGTTTCCTATAAGAGCAGATCATACCATCAACGTTGATATTATCTCAGTTGCCAATTGATGATCGTTGAGAGCTTACCATGCCAATGAAGGTTTAGGTCTGTCTCTGCTGATTGTCCAATTCTTTGAATTTTCAGATGATATTTAGATTTCTCTAAACGCCTACTATCAAAGACTCTAAGGAGTTTCCAGCATATTCTTGGTTTTCATTTGCACATCACTATGCAACGGGACTTTTTCACAAATCCGATCCACCTAACAAAGCCATATCCATTCCATGAACATTAAAAATACAACAGTTGTTTAAATATTTATACCAGTCGCTAATTTTAGCATCATCTTTCAAATTTAATATAGCGACCTCGCTCCTCCAAACAAGCGGAGATCTCATTCCTGCAATTTTATTTATGCCCCTATCCAACCACCATTTACTATAATGCTCATTTCTATCCAGCAAACCCTTTGTCTGCATACCAAACATATATTCCATAAAGGCATATGGATCTGCTACCATAAAAGTATACTGCCCATCAACCAATAATGTTCCAATTAAACTTTCTTTTATCTTTTTATTCAGGCTATTAATAATATGACTTTGAATATAAGGATCATTAATCATATCGTTATTTAATAATATAGCCTTAGCAACATTATCGTTAATCTTATTAAATAAATTGGGATCATATTCTCTATTGGCATAACTATCTAATAAATATAATAATGTGTAATCTAAATTATTTTTTATAACATTATTAAAATATTCAACAGTTTTTTCACATATCCCTTCTATTTGTTGTTTATTTAGATTTAATACTTGTAGAAATTGATAATTTAAAAATGTATGATTATTTTCTTCTTTAGGACTACATCTAGTTATTCCCCATCCTAATTTATTCTTATTGCAATTATCAACAAAATTCTGGGTAGAATCAAATGCATTCCATAGTTTAAATTGTGATGCCGTTAGGATTACATCCATATCACGAATATTTACATCGTTGCCATAAATATCTTTTATAATATGTTTTTCTGCAATTTCTTCTGCAAATTTTACAAAATCAACAACGCATACCATACCTTTGATAAAATTGCTTCTAATAATAAAGCAACTAGGAATATAATCTAATTCTAACTCTTCTGCCCATTGTTTAGCCATTCGAGGAGATATTATGCCTTGTCCATCAAATAGATTGAATTTAATATCCTTTTCTACTTCTTCGATAACATCATCACTATTTTCTACTTCTGTTACCCATTCAACTTTTTCTTTTCTTACAATTTCACAATCTGGAATGACACAGAAATAAGGAGTACTTACCGGCAAAGCGGTGGAGGATGCTAAAGCAAAATAGGCATTAAATTTAGCAGGAACAATTTCAATATCTTTCCTATCATTATTTAAAATTTGTTTTAACTCTATCTCAACATCTGAATCTACAAATAAAACATTATTTCTTCTTGCTTGCCCAGCACTACACATTAATCTTACGAATTTTTTATTATTAATATATAATCCATTTTGTATAATATTTTCATAATGTCTATTATCTTTTATAGTAAGACTAATTATTTCAGGTATAAATAATAATTTATCAATTTTATCTTCAATTTCGTATAATGTAATATTTTCTTCTAAACCTTTTTTTATTTTTTTCTTTAGGGATAATAATCTTTTTAATTCTACTTCGACATCTTCTTGCATCTTTATATTTCTTAGGCTTCGAAGCATTTGAGAATCGCCAATGGAAACTAATTCGCCATTCTTACGAGCTTGTTCAATATTTATCGAGATATCAAAATTATTTGCTTTCAATCTATCTGATGATAGTTTGTAGATATAGAACTGCTGTAATTTTTTCAATTACTTTTCTCCTTGATTATGATTTGCTACCTTCCTCCTCTTTCAAATATAAATCCCAATCACTATCCTCACCATAATCAGTTAACTTATCAGAATATCTATTATGACTAAATTCATTCCACTTATCTTCAATATCTATACTATCTAATTCAAAATATAATTCCATAAAATCTGCACAATCATATCCATATTCATACATATCGCACACCATTTGATTAAAACACTCCTTACATCGGTTTGTTGTTATCATTATTATTCAATTTTTAATACCTCCTATATATTAACCACTATTTGTTTTCCGCTTCCGTCTTTTCTATCAATTACCCTATCCCTGGTAATTTCATTATGGCATTTAGGACATTGTATTTCTTCCCATCCTCCATCTGCAACTTCTATCTTCTCTTGGCACTTAGGACATTCAAAATGCATTCTATCTTCATCAGCCATTCTCTCTGCCCTACAAAATGGACATTGACAAGGTTCACCTTCCCCTGGCCAATTCATAATATTAATGGGTAATCCATTCACGGCAATTATTTCATAATCTTCATCTTCTAACATATCGTCTAAAATTTCTGAAGCTTCTACAAAAGCATCTTGAATGCAGTCACAGCCCACATATATGTTTCCCTCTAGGATAGTTTCCTCTGTCGGTGGTTCCTCTTCATTAAGAACAAAATCATAATCTTTAATAACTTCTTCGACACCTTTAAATAAATACTTTACTTCATAAACAAACAAATTTCACCTCCTTTTTATACAACAGATATTTTATCAATTTATACATTTAAATCGTACTATGGGCAAATTTATGCCCATATTGAATGTTTTAGATTGAGTTTTGATATTGCTGTTACTTATATATAATAAGATACTTACCCTTGACGATGAATCTAGAAATTTTTTCAGCAAAACCTATTATAACTCCCGTATTCAATTTTCGTTTTGACATATAGTATTCTGGCGTTTTATGTATAGTCATCTTTAATTTCCCTATTGACTTGAATCATAATTTTCTGGCACATCAAAATCATCCATAATATTTGGAGATTTTTTATTATTTTGATCTAACCAAATTAAATAATTTTCTTTCTCTTGAGTCCATCGAGAGCGAGTACGAAGATAAAAAATGTCATTAGCACAACCTTCTGAAATATTAAATTTAGAAGACATTTCTAAAATCTCTTTATTATGGCAATCCATTACAGCATCCATAAAATTTTGAAATTCTTTCATTCCATTTTCATCATTTATGGGAACTTCAATTGAAACTGTAGACATTTTATTCTCCTTGACTTAATTTATATGTTGTGGTAGAATTATTGGAGATGGTAACTTTGGAAGAAACCATCTCCTCACCAATCACAGTCTTGATGGTTTGCGGAATTAATTGGTTTACCGCAAGAGCCGTCAAGTCACTGTTGCACTAATATTACCACACTATTTTAAATCTGTCAAGGGTAAATAGGAAATTGGTTTGGAAATGTATAATAGGGGCGGTATGTGAATGTATCATTGTATACCGTTTGACTAATACCCTTGACAAAATTGGGATTCTGTGGTAGAATTATAGGAATTGTATATTGGGCTAGGCGGAACTTGTGTGGTTGCAACCATCAGTTCTGCGACGAAAAGATGGCTATCTCCACATCTCGCCCAATATTTTTATTATGGGGATAAATTATATTTAATAAAGGAGATAAAATGGCATTAAATTTAGATAAGGATTTTGATAAATTTCACGATGAAAAGGTAATAAAAAAGTTCTTAGAGCATTCTTTGCCCTTGGGCGAAACGCTATACTATTATAATACACTTGTAGATATTAATGGAAATATCTTGGGGAAATTATTTGAGTTGAATAGTGAATATTATAGTAGAAATAGAAAAAGAAAAAAGATGGCATATAGAATAGATGAGAGGATAGTCGGAGAAGTATATAAAATAAAAAATATCATCACTGGCAAAGTATATATTGGTGAAAGCATTGATGTTGTTATGAGAAAAAACACCCATGTTCGAGACTTATATTCTGGATGGCATAGTAATCGTCTTATGCAATTTGATTTTTATGCATATGGAATAAGTGCATTCACATTTGAAATAATAGAACAGGTAAAAAGAAAGGATAGTTTGTCGCAGAGAGAAAAATATTGGGTAAAAGAGTATGACTCTGAGTTTCCAAATGGATATAATATGCCAAAAAGCAGAAAAGAATATTCACAGAGTGAAGAGTATTTATTTATAAAAAAATATTTTTGTTCAAGCGACGAAAATAAAATCTTAATGGTAAAAAGTTTAAGGAATGAGCATCGAGGAAGTAGAAAACAATGAAACAATACATCAGTGATATTATCACAGAAAATGAAATTTGTCAATGGCAACCGGGAAACAGGATTCTTATCTGTAGCCAAACGGGCACGGGAAAGTCACAGATGATTAAAGATGGACTATATGAATATGCTAAAAAATATGATCGAAAAATATTATTATTATCTAATCGTAATATTTTAAAAAAACAAAATGAAGAAGAGTTAAAAGATTCAAAATCAGATATTATAACTTTAAAAAATTACCAAACTCTAGAGTCTAGCATAATTCAAGGCAATGAGATTTCTGATTTATTTAAAAAATATGATTATATAATTTTTGACGAATGTCATTACATTCTTAGTGATAGTACGTTCAACTTAAATACAGATATACTATTATCTCAATTAAAAAATCCAAATAAAAATAGCACATATGTCTTTATTACAGCTACACCAGAAGCCATATTACATATCAAAATAATTTTGAATTTAAATATAATATTCAAAGAGATTATTCATACATAAAAGATTTATACTTTTATTCTAGAGAAGAAACTTTAAATAATATTTTAGAAAAAATACCCCCAAATGAAAAAGTTATCTATTTTGGAAACGCCTTAGATTCATTAGAACTAAGTTTGAGTTATAATGATGCTTCTTTTCTTTGTTCTGAACATAACAGAAATTATTATAAAAGAATTTCAAAATATGTAAGTCATGACATAGAAAAAGATAATACTTTTAAAACAAAAATGCTTTTTACAACAAAAGTATTAGACAACGGAATTAATATTATAGATAAAAGTATTAAGCATGTTATAATAGAAATGTTTGATGTTATAGACATCGTTCAATGCCTGGGCCGAAAACGAATTGTTGACGAAAGTGATACTATAACTTTATATATTAAAAATTTTCATGGAGGAGAAATATTCCCAAGAATAAAAAGCATTAATGATAAATTCAAAATGGTTCAAGACTTAAAAGAACTGGGAAAAGAAAAGTTCCAGGAAATATATACTCGGAAAATATTAGATCCAATTATCCAGAATAATTTTGAAATAAATCAAGCCAAGTTATATTATTATAAATATTTTAAAAATATGGCGTCTATTATGCTAAGGAAAAATGATGAAAATGATAAAGACGGATATAAAAGATATGTTTGTAAATATTTGAATTTTCCTTATATTAAGATAAAAATTGCAGAAGAGCACTATGAAAAAGAGAGCTTGACTGATGCTATGGAAAATTATTTAAATAGAAAATTATATGGAGGAATTGACCAGGAAATATTTAAGGAAGTATTTTTCAATAAATTATTCAAACCTCAGAGAAAATTAGATTATAGAAAAAGAGGCTATAACACTATGAACGCAATACTCCAAGAAGATGGGTTGCCATATTTTATAGTTAGCATTAAAGATAAAGATAAGCTTAGTCCAAATAAAGGAAAATATTATTGGATAGTAAATAAGATAAATTTAGTCTAAATATCAAATTTTAAAGTGATTGCCGTGCTTCAGTTAGTAAAGTTACAAGAGATTAAACCAAAATTACACTTTTGTTATATATATACTTTTTCCTATTTTTGGTTTAAAACATAACAAATAAATCATAATCAATCATCCATTAATGTATAATTGCTCTCGTCTTCTGATTAGAAAAGTTACTAACTAATCGGTGGACGGAGCAATTTTTTATTTAAATTTAGTAGCTAAAGAAAACGTAGCATCTTGCATTCTTTTCTATTAACAACCTAATAACATCAATAAGTTGTGAATAAAGTTGTTATTCAACTAAATAATATCTAATTAACCTATATAAATATAATTATTAACCTAATTATTATATATTATTTCTCCAACGAATAGACATAATCTAACCATTATGTCTATTTTTATTTAACTATTCTAATTCAGGATAGGAATTAGAATAGTTATTATTATTAGCATAATTTATAATTATTATTATATTCTATTTTAGATATATTATGGGATGGATAAGAGGATATATTTATGTATATTTTTATTATTATTTGATAAAGTGTGTGATTAGATGTGCTACTAGACGATTCTTATAATTGCTCCAGCCTGAATCTGTAAAGTAGGGGTGGTATGCTTACGATTATTATATGTATAATCGATATGTTAGATGGTATAGGAGATGATTAAGATGGTTTGGAAGGATTAATTTTTTGAATTGAAATTGGTTAATGATACCTCCTGAAGTCTAAAAATTGCATCGGCCGCGTAACATGCCGGTTTTGCCTGAAGTACTATAATCAATACTAATAATATAATTAGTATATACTAATATAAATAAGACAATAATAATCATAATATATAATAATTATAATCAATGCATAATAATAAAATACCCTACTGTATATAATATTAATAACCACATTATATAATAATAAATATCATGTATTATGATAATCAATACTATATTATCTAGTATCCATTACCAGATAAATAATACTATTCCTATCCTGTTATCTTTTATGATAATTATATAATAAAATTGATATAATAAAGATTATCATACCATCTAATATCAATATCATCTTATCTATTAGTATCATCCTATCATCTCATAATATCATCATATCTTATCATATAATAATCTTATCATATAGTATCTACGCAACATTATCTAGTTATCATAACCATGTTAATCATACCATATCTATCTTATTATATTATTGATAGTATTATACGATGCGTGTCTATCGATGAAAGAAGTTAATCATACTAGTCAGATGATGCATACTAAGTACATTCATAGCTACTTTCTAGAGAATGCGTTAAGATGATATTGTTATTATTATAAATTAGAATTAAATTGCTATAAATATTTACGTGATTTTTACGGTAATTGGTTGGGAAGGTTGTTATAATCAGATTAACTTAATAGATCCCGGTCATAGTTGAGAGCCGACTAGTTGAGAGCGAGCCATCATAGGCAATCTGCCAGCAGTCAAACAGCCAGCATGACAACCGGTATAGTGCGTGTTGCGTGCTACTGATGAGATCCCAGGCAAGGATCGATAACCGGAGATAAGACAATGATTAAAAATCTCATGAGCAAAATTAGAAATTTGCAGATCAAAAAATGGTTTGATAGCAGCGAAGATGATACTCTCACGGGTCTTAATCCATTTTGGGCATTACATCTGCATAGTGTCGAGTGGTTGACAGAGTCAGAATTGGATTATATCAGTCATCTTAATTAACTTAATAGACAGGAGAAAAAAATAATGACTAAAGACAAATTTATTACTCAGTCTATCCGTGATGCATCCGGTCAATGTCAGTCAGTCCATGACATAGTTATGATTAATCTCGATATCGATCGCATGGGTACATGCTCTGCTTGTGGGCATGATATCACCCATCACTACGGTATATATGGTGAGGGTATCGGTTATATGTGGGTTGGATCGTGTTGCAAAAAAATATTATGCGCATCCGACAAGTCACAAATTAACCCAGATCACGGAACTATGAGCAAAGATAAATTTGATCGAGATATCATTTTTATTAATCAAAATTGGCTTAAAAAATTGGGTGATTATATCTATCAGACTGACAAAAAAATCACTGATAAAAATGGTTTGTCCTGGATACCCAATTTTGACAATAATTATAATGGTGCATGGTATAGCTCACACCATAACGATTTTTTACAATCGATTTACAAGTGCTAGAGAATCCGAAAAATATAATGGTATCGGTTGCTACACTTTGACGATAAAACAATATCAAACAGTTGATAAAATTATCAGCAATTTATAAATCAAGTTTGGGAGAAAAAATCATGAAATTAATCTTATCAGATATCGCTTCGATCAGACAATTTGTATCAGCTTCAATCTTATTTGATGTAAATTATATTTTGCTTGATGTCACAACTGGCAATTTTGAAGTAGTGATGCAGTAAAATTTAAATCAGAAAATTAATAGGAGAATTAAAAGTGGCTAAAATCATTTACAGAACGTCAAAACGCGTCGTGTATGAAGATGAAGAATGGAATTGCTATGACATTGTCACATCGTATTTTGACTTATACGATATTAATTATGAGATGAAATTTATTCCGAGTGTTGAAAAATGCCACGAAGAATGTGCATTTCTCCACGTGTGGGATGATGATACTTGGTTCATTCTCGGTTGGGATTGTGAAGAGAATTGTCCATTGTGGACAAAGATTTTACAGTTCTATTTTCCGAGATTGGAGGTAGCGGTATAAAATTAGTTCAAAAAGGATAAAAATCATGAAATTAGATATCAATGGCTGTTCAACTTGCCAAAATGGGCAAGAAAATTATGAAGAATTTACCCAAAATCGCAAAACATACATCCAGTATGATTATCGTCACACAAATGGGAAATTGTTTTCCTGTGTCGCAAAATCTCTTGACGCAGCTCGGATTAAGCGTGATGCGTGGATGGAAAATTATCGATAAATTTACTCTTCGTCATGGATCTGTCTAGTCAATGAGGACAAAATTTTGAGAAATGGAGAAAACAATTGGAGATAATTATGATAACAATATTACAAGCAGTGAGGGATCATATGTTATCAGGCGGTTATATCCAAGTTAGTACATATACTAGATCATGGATATATAAGCCCAATCAAATCGATCTTTTCGGCGAAGATGATAAAGGCAGATTGACGATTAAACAGGGTAAGCGTGTTATATCGTTATGGGGATCCAAAATAGATTTTTTGACGCTGGAAACAAACAAACCATGAAACACAACATAATCTATATCATATCAAATGATAACACAAAAGAATATTTCATCGCCAAGGATAAACAGATTTTACCCGATGATTGGCAATATCAAATATTTTTCTTAGATGTTTTTAGTCAAAGGGGTATAACCCTTGCAGATATTATTGATAAATGTTATACTGGTTATCGTGTTCATGTTCCGATTTGTTTTGAATAAAGGATAAATAAAATCATGAAATTAACAATCAAGTCAAACAATAATGATGATATTACAGAACAGTTTAGCGGTTATTTACAATCGTTAAAAGAAAATGACGTGGCAATTTTTCAGGGTGATATTATGCTCGCGAATGATACAACTTGTTTTAAGGTTATCAATATCATTGTCAGTCCAAAACGGAATGAAGTAATTGTATTGGTATCAAGGATGGTTAATCATGGATAAACAAAAAGTATTAGATATTATTAGTAAATATCAAGCAACCGGACGTGTAGCGTGGTATTATCCAAGTAAAAAGAGAATAACCTTGAATGGCTTCCCCAGTTTACCAGAAAAAGAAGCCATTAAACGAATGTTAGAGGTAATTAAAAAAGAAAATAAATAATTCTACCTTCACCCTTGCAATTTATTTAACACCATGCTATAATAGATTGCAAGTGCAAGAGTAAAATTATGAATTGAAAGGATTGCAGATATGGAATACGAAAAATTACAACATGTCTTATATGTCTTAACCAAAAAAGGATTTATTGAAGATTGCCCTACCAAGGATTATGATTCAAATATTTCTTATTGGCATTTTAAGAAATACCCCTTTTGGGTTAAAATTGCATTTCATCATATGGGATTTATTGTAATATCTTATAAACTAATTTAAGGACTAAACACCATGACAATAACACGCAAGTTAAGATTTTTTCTTGAAAATTTGGTATACTCCACGCAGAGTAATATTAGATTGTCCTATGCTACAATGGCAATCAAAATTCTCGAACGTGGTATCATTACAGAAAACAAGTTATCACGGTTAAAGATGATAGGGTATAAGGAATGAAAACAAAGATTTATAAATGTACAAGAAAAGTCAAATATGGCTTCCAAGGTTTTATTAAGGTATTTGATAATAAAAATTATTTGTGGAGTCAATCATCTGAAATTATCAGAATGAATAAGGCAGACGCAAGATTAGATGCAATTAATTTATATCTTGATTATTGCATAAAAAATAATAATAGTTTAACAATTTGAGAGGGAATAATCATGGATATTATCACTATTAAAAAAGATGGTCAAGAAATAAATTTCCTTAACAGATATCCTCATGAAATTAAAAATAATAACTTTGAATACTTCATAACTGGTGAAGGATATAAAAAGACAAAAAAATTTAAATTGTCTAATGTGGACTTGCCGGATTTGAAAAAAATATCCTGGTATGAAATATGTCGAATTTATGATAAATATGGATATTATGTCGCCGTCGAATATGCAAATTTCAAAACATGTGAAGCCATATCAGGCAGATATACAAACGCTTACTATCAAATGTATAAACGATCAGAATCTATTTTAACACAATTACCAGATGCTATACCGTTTTTCGAATCATTACCGATTGATTATTGGTTATCATTCTTAGGTCATGGGAGCATTGATATAATTAAATATGACAATCAGTTGACAATCGATGACCCTCAGTATAACAATAATGAGTGTACTTACAATGGTCAAGAATGTTCGTTAAATCAATATGTAGCTATAAAATATTCTTCACTGCACGCAGAAGCCATTCATAAAATGATTTAATACAGTTTTGACCCAATAAAATCAGTCTTTTATATGGGAAATTAAATCATGAATACAGAATGCCGAAAATTTATAAAAAATAATTACATGGAATCATGCAAAGATAAAAATTATAATTTGCATGATCATATTAAATTAATAGATTACTTTTTTAATAGACTAGATAATTTTGAAAATTATATTAAATATTTAGATTTGAATAACAAAAATTATCCTATTCCTGAAGGTATAAAACGTGAACGGTTATACTATGCTTGTATTCAAACTTTATTAAATTATTCATATATTAATGGATTAATTGAACTATTCCAATTTAAAAATAATTGCATTGTACCAGATTGGGATTTGTAAAAATTCCTTCTTGACAATCACTTAACGCAGTGCTATAATTAGATAACACAATAATTCAAACGGAGAAATGAAAATGAGTGAAAAACAGATTGCACCAGAATTAATTCCAGTATTAAAAAAACTTCAAGAAGAGGGTTTGAAAGTTTACACTTATACTTGTGATAGATTAAATGAAATTCATTCCTTATATTGGTTTGAAAATGGAAGAGTACTTAATATTCAGCCCAACACTTGGCGAAATAAGTATAGTCCAGATCGTTATGATATCGGTGTCAGTTATATTCCATCACACATCAATGGTTCTGGTTGTAGTTTGAATTATAATAATAATGATCTTGGGTGTTCTACTTCAGAATTATTATCATTTCGCAATCTTCCCACTTGGGTAAGGGGAGTAACTAATTATAAATCAATGGATGAGTTCTTAAAAAAACAAGTCGGAGTTTTAAAATTTTATGAACTGGAGAAGGTGAAATAATGGAAACCGAACGAATTGCAATAACAGAAGATCAATTGAGAATTAGCAACAAAATTCATAAATATATTGATAAAGCTATCAAATCATGGGTTGATAATAATAATACTCGCGGAATGGTTGCAGACAAATCACACTATTATTATACCCAAGCTGAACGAGAAGCAAAAAAAATGATTGGTTTGAAATCTATTCATAACCCTAATTTTGTATTAATTAATGTAGAATTAGATTGTGGAGTAGGATTATATCCTACATTTGAAATGACATATCAATATGAGGGCGAAGAAAAACAACATTATACAGCATATACGCCTGATCAATTTTTTAAGACCATTAACGGATTTTGGAAATAAATTTCATCTTCTCAAATAGGCTGGAGTATAACAAATTCCAGCCTTTGAATGAGGATAAAATTTTTTGAATGGGAGAATAAAGAAATGAAAAAACTAATTGCAAAATTATACAAAAGTTTAACAAATAGCAAACCATCATTTGTTACAGACTTTGTTCGTATGATCTTAGCACAATTATATTTCAGAGGATAAAATTTTAAAAAAAGGAAGAATAAAGAAATGGAATTTATAACAGTTAAAACGGTCTTGAAAAACAATGAAGCAAGGAATGTAACATTAGCATATTCCAACAAATTTAATGATGTTTATTTACTTGGTAACCTTGAACACAATACACAAGTTATTATAGATCAAGAACTTGTCGACGATTTACAAAAGATTGTTAATGATATGAATAAAAACAAGTCAGTATAATAATGTAGATAAAATCTATGATTTATAAGGAGAATTGAATATGTAGCATTTGTAAAATATAACGGAATGTCTGATGGAACAGAGTTTTTTGTCTTTTATTGTGCGGAATTATACTAATTCCTTGCTTATGGTTCATCAAATATTCTCTTAGCGTCTTAAAAATATTTTAAAACTTATAGACAAATTTTGGAGTAACCAGAAGTGACGCCCGAACAGTTATTCAAATTAAAAAAATACACCGACTTCGCCAAGGCATTAAGAAGCCTTGGGTATCAAGAACAGCCTAACAAATCCGGTTCACATCGAATCTTTAAAGCCATTGGTAAACCGGTGTTATCTGTGCCTTGTCATAACCTAAAATGCGATATTGCAGATGGCACCCGACGGAAATTGGTTAGGCTTGTGTTTTCTGCTTGACTGTGATATGATTGACTTAACAGAAATTGACAAATGGTTAAGGAGAAAAAATAATGAATAAATATTATGTCACTATTAAACAAGAGAAGCATAATTTAGCTAATAAAGTTCTTATTTTTTGTGATGAACAAGACTTAATAGAAGTAGCAGAACACATCAGAAATGATATAGCTGGAGAATGGGGAATCGGGTCATCATCGCTTGATTGGGCAATATTTGATTTTTGTAACCCTTATAATCCATTTTTTGAACAAAATATTATTAAAAAATCCGATAATTTTCAAGCATGGGCTGGCGGAAAATATTAATATGAATAACGCTCAAAAAATCAAAACAAATAAACGATTTTATTATGTCACTGTGACAAGTGACAATCGAAAGGGATTCCTTCTCGGCCCATATAACACACACCAGGCAGCCTTAAACAATGTAGAACGTGGTAAAGAATTGGCATTCGAACATGATGGTTTTGCCGATTTTTATGCCTATGGAACTGCTGGATCAGACACAGAAATTAAAACAGTATTCGGAGTATAAAGAAATGAGTAATTCTAAAAAACTTATCAAATGGCTTAAAAATAATCAAAATAAGCCAATGACGGTCGGAGTGATGGCATTTGAACTTAATATGAAATTTTATTTCAGAAAAGGATTTACCCTCGTCGATCTAATAGAAGGAAAATGGGGAACATACACGTTAGAAGATAACGAGGACAAAAATAATTTTATTAAGTTAATGGATTTGTCGAATTGCAATATTGATGTCGAAAATGATTCAGAATTAATGTCAATCTTTTTTGAAGAGGGAGCGATTGAAGCTAATATAGGGGAGCATTTTGTAATTGGTTTTAAATTATTGTAGAACGTTGATACATGAAATGAACATTTTATCAAGAAAAGGAGAATAACAGATGACATTAAATGAATTAGCAAAACGATATAACACAACCATTGACATAGTTAGACGAGAACATTATAATTTTATTCAGAATGAAGGATTTTTATCTGATGGCACAGAGTGCATTAATTTTGATGCATGGATGAAAAATAGAAATTGTATTTGTGATACACCAGAACCATTTCAAAAATCAGATTTAAACTACGGATTATAAATAATAGAACCGGAGAATCATAAATGGAAATCAGAACCAATTCAGATGTACCAGATTCAACATATTCAGTAACAGGAGACAGTGAACCATATTTCAAAGATAACATTTTACATATTTTTGATGGACATGGTTCTCGCCGATCATGGGGGACGCCACAAACAACAAGTACAATTGTTTTAAATGATTCAGATTTAACATCAATTCATATTGGATATTCTCATAAACATGGCGGGTCTCAATTTTGGAGACACTACAAAAATAATATTCAAACAAAATGGATAAAATTATCTGAATCTAATAAATTAAGAATTATTGATGCATATCAAGAAAAAGCCCCATCTTGGGCTAATGTTCCAGGCAAATTAAAATGTCAATATAAAATTTATCAACGCGATATTGAATATGACAATGCCGGTAATATTATTGCATATAAATATTTACGATTATTAGATGATGGATATTACTCTATTGTCAGCAATTATGCTTCTACCAAATGGGAGGAAAATCATTTAGTCGCAAATGAAACTCCATCTGATGATAATTCAAATGGCATTTATTGTGCGAAGGTTCCTCATGCGGATATTTTAGAGCAATATAGCAATTCGGGTTTTAATCATTGTGCGCTTGGAAAGTATCATCTTGTAAAATTGATGTTATGTGGAATAGTGTTAGAATTTGATTATGGTTTTCGCGCTGAAGAAGCTTACATAATTGAGGTGTTGTCATGAAATTAGGAAAAAAGAAAAAGACAATTATTCTGCCTAAACCTGTTAGAATAGTATTGCCTACTCCAAAAGAGCAGCCACAACCAGTTAAAATACCTGAAAGAGTAGAATATATCGGATAATCTCAATTTATCTCCTTAACAGGTTGCATAATTTGGTTCAATGTGCTATAATTATGCAACCGAATTAGGGAAATAAAAAACGTATAATCTATAGGAGATAATAAATAAT